AGTCTTTTTTCTATCATGGTTAATGAGCCAGGAACTCCATACTCTGTCTCTTGACCAATCTTTCTACTCAAGTCATCAAGCAATGAGCTATAAAAATGTATCATCTTTTGCACATAATTAAGCTCAGAGCCACCAACTACGTTTTGTCTAAATTTCTGTTCGTCTCCTTCTGGCATTCGGTTTCTCCTTGGTTGTTTATTTCCTCAATAATCTTGTCAAACTCTTCCGAAATTGCCCCCTCTAGCTCACTTATTCTTACATCATTCAACCTGTAAATGCTGGCCTCACCATTTACTGGCATCTCTAATAAAGGTTTTCCTTTAAAGTAAATGCCCCAGTTATTTTTTGTTATTATTTCTCTTATCATTTTTTTCATTTTCTCTTGCATATTTTTCCCTCAAGTGTTTTGTGAACTTATCTGTATCTTTTTTGTAATTTATATAACTATCAAGAACTCTTTGTGTGTTTATTATCTCCAGCTGGCTTCTTTGAGTTTCCATTATTAGATTGTTTATTACTGTTTCTAGTTGTTTTGCTGTTGGTTTTTTCTTCTTTTGTTGCTTCATGCAAGTCCACCTTTTTTTGTTTTGTACCTACCTTACTTAAGTCATCCAATATTAAAAGCACCTCATTAATTTTATGCTCAAGTGCATCTAATCTTTTATCTACTTCTATAGCTCTTCCCATTATATTTTCTCCTTATAGTATTGTTTTTCTGATTTAAACCCATAATACTCCCAAGCAGGAATATTGTTTTCTTCTATTTTCTCTATGTCATTCATGTCAGGGTAATTATCCCATCCATAACCAAGGTCAAAACCTGAAGATTCTAACCAGTCATGCATGTAACTTTTTAGTCTTCCCATTTCTCTTCTCCTCATTTCTTTTTCTTTTCCATCTTTTTATTGCTTCTCTTTTCTGTTTTCTTTCTTGCTTTCTTTGTTTTGCTGCTTTGTTCGGCATCACCTATTCTCCTTTCGATTTCTTTCATGTGTAATTCTGCTATATATATTTCAGCATCCCTCTTTGTCCAAAACTTTTTACCATTAACAAAATAAACCTCTGTTAGTTCTTTAAATATTAATGGCTCATCCCAATTTAACATTAGTCTTTCCTTGACATATCAAGAGAGTTTACCCTTATTCCCATCTTATACATATCAGCTTTAATCATTTTGCCGTTTTTATCATAATGCTTCCAAATTCCATCTCTGTATTTTTTAACCTTAATACCCTCAAGTCTAAGTTTTCCATTTTCATGAAAAGCCTGATACTTTGTTGTATCCCCCTGAGTAACTTCAAAACTTTTCACACTTCCAAAAAGGTTTGAAAATATTAAAAATACTACAATTATTGATTTCATTTTTTCTCCTTATATTATAGCCTTTATTCCATAGGCTATTATTATTAAAAACTTACAAAAAAGCATAAAAAGTATAAATTTCTCATAAGACGACAGACCACTTTCCATACTCGTCTCATCAAACCGTCTGAAAGGCTTAAGTTTTCTTTTCGACGATTTTATCTTTGTTCTTCTTCTTAGCACTCAATTTCCCATACTTAAGCTGAACATATCTCCTAAGCCTTTCTTCCGGTGTCAATTTTCTGGGAGAGGTTGTCATAAAGCAAAACAAGGGCGAAAGGAATTAAACCCAAACAAAGCTCTACATCTACCTTCACAGAATAGATACTCTCCCAAATTATTATTTAATGTGTCTGTATACACTCGCTAAAGATACATTAAATTTGCGTGCAATCTTTTTTGGCTTCATACCTAAAAGATAAGCACCTTTCATCATAACTGATTTAAAACTATTAATCTTAAAACGGTATGTCTTCATCAGTTAGCTCCCTCCTTTTACCATCTTTCCACTGCTTTAACCACTTAGCTACCCAAGGCGTTCTCTCGTTACCTTCACTATCTGTCCAAGTATTTCCTTTGTTAACAAAAGCAACAACAGGAGTTCCTACAAGGTCTTCCATATTGATAGAGGGGAGGCTTTTAACTTCCATTTCCTCTCCATTAACTTTTGTTGTAACCACAGGACAATCAATACCACAAGCCTCACAAAACCATAAGAAATATTTATTGTTCTCTGTTCTTGGTTTAAAGGTGTCGTCCTTACCAGGCTCTAAATATTTAAAGATTGAGCCCTTAAACTTGTAGCCAACATAAGCTGAGCCATCACCTTCAAGCATCTCGTCTGTATCATAGTCTTTGTAGCTATATTTATTATTTTTATTCTCAGGCGCTACTTCCACAAAATAATCATACACCCTTGCCTTGTATTCACCTTTCTTAACATCAACAACCTTGCTATTTACTTGGACGATATGTCCAACATAATCTCCTGCCACCAACGGTTGCTTTTTAGTTCTAGGTTTATCACTTTTTGGTGAATCAGGAATTGCGAAACTCGTTTCATTAATTGCTTTATCAAACAAGTCATCTGTTACTTTTGTCATTTACTTTTCTCCTTTGTCTGTTATCATGTTATTTAATTTATCTATACACTCATCAAGATTTCTCACATTGATTTGTAAGTTGTTCATTTTGCTTAATATATCGCTTTCTAAGGACTTATCTTTAAGTTTCTTAACAACGGCTAGTATCTTGGCTCTTTGCTCGCTATTTAACGCATCAGGCTCAGGCAAGTCTTCACCTGCAAAGATATATAAACCAAGACCATGCAACGCAATAGCTTTAGCTAAGCATCTTTGTATTGATGTGTTAATGTCTTGAGCAGTTGGTTGTGCTATTGTTTGGTTTCTATTATCAGTCACAGGGTGAACTTGGCTTCTAGTAATCTCATCACAGGTAACTGACACTCTAACAAAACAACCTGCATTGGTTGTCATATAGGGCGCAGTTAAACCATCTTCATTTTGATATTCGTGTACTTGCCAAGTAGCATCAGGACAAACCTTTAATAGCTCTTGTATTGCTAAAGGCCAGCTCAAATAATCAAATTGACCTTTCTTCTTTTTATGTTTATTAACATCTACTTTATTTAGCTTTTCAAATAAGCTCATTTCTATCTCCTTTTTCTATTTGGTGGTTTACAGTGGTCAAGGTAAGGGCAATAGCTACAATTCCAAGATTGCACTGGCGATACTCCATCCCTAAACGGTGGTAAACCTTTCTTGTGTTCTTCATTAATGTTGTACCAAAAGTTGTATGCTCTATTAACATATCCTAGCGATACATTTGCAGAGTTCATCATTGAATTGTCTTTGTTGTAGTATACAAGATACATTCCATCAAGCCTACCAAACTCTTCCTTTACTGCATAGCCATAAGTTCCAAGCTGAAGTTCTTGGTGGATAGAAGGGTCAAAGTCTTTCTTGTGTCCAAACTTCTTTGAGTACGACCAGTTTGCAATGGTCTTAAAGTCAAACAGATAGACATTATCACCTTCAAAGACACAGTCATAATGACCTCTAACATTAAGTTCTTTTATTTCAATATTTTTTTCAATATGGAAACTTTCTTTTTGTTTATTTTTAATTTCTTTTTCTTTATTATCTAATTTTATATTATTAATATTATTATAATATACGAGTGCGTTCTGTAAGTCGTCGTGAACCACAGTACCAAGTCTCATAATTCTCTTACCTTTAGATTCAACAGGATTTGTTGGTTCTATTTTCTCAACAGACTCGTAGTATATTTTCCTAGAACAAAAACCACTACTACTAGCTCTATAGAAGCTCTCTTTTCCTTCGTATCTTTCTAGCCTATTCTCTTCGTTCTTTTGGTCAATATAATCTTCGTATATTTTTTCAAAGCTGATTGGTGATTTCATCTACTTTCTCGCCCTAGAGTATTCTTTAATTATTGATAACAGGGCTTCATTGTAGGTCTCAAAACCATTCTGTAAAAACTTTATTTTAAAGCTTTTCCAGTCCTCAACAGGTATGTCTTTTATCATAAAAGATTTCGTGTTCTCACTCATAATTTGTATTTCTCCTTATACCTCGCTAATAAAAGATATTTCAAATATCTAATATAAGTCAAGCTAATTTTTAATTATTTTTTATCTCTTCTTATTCTCACTTATTCTCACTATTTACTCTTGTAATTGTAACCATAAAATCATGGTCATTACTGTTAAAAGTGAGTGTTACTGATTTGCTTGTTTTATAGTTTGTTTCTGTTCCATATTCAACCTTTATATTTCTTGCTCCATTCACGCCTAAATAGTTCTCTATATCTGTAAGTGCTTGTGATAGTGCCGTCATTATTCGTCCCTCCCAAGTTCTTCATCAATAAACCTATCTGCTAATATCCTTAGGTCGAGCCTGTCTATTTCTCTTACTGTATGAAAATCGATAAAGCTATACAGTATCTCTTTTATTTCTTCTTTTTTCATTTTACTCTCCTTTCATTGTTTTCCTCTATGATAAGCTGCTCTAATTCATCTTCAAACTCGTTTTGCATATGCTCTGTGTCATATACAGACTTACCTTCTTCATCTTTATGCCAAGCTATAGGTATTACAATATTATCACGAAAAAATGAATCTATTTCATCCTGTAGTTTATGTATAAGTGCATCTTTACTAAAGCTCATTATTCGTCCTCCCATCTTAGGTCTTGATAAAGCATACACCAAGCAGCCGTATCACACAAAACCTTAACATAAAGATATTTATCTCCTGTTAAATTATCAATCATTCCTTCGTGAAAGAAATAATCTATTGCTTCTTTTACCATTTTTTTATCTGGCTCCATTAGTCTTCTCCTATTGTGTATTCTTCTGTATTACTTTGCATCCATTCTGCCCAACAATCACCCTCACCACAGAGCTTATTACATTCATCGTATCGGCACGAATAATAGTTTGCGTAATATACTTCGGTTAATGAGCAGCCACACTGGCTGCAATGATAAGCATTATCCATACTACACCTCCTCTTGCATTCGTTTTCTTATTGCTCTCTCACCTGCTGCAATAAAATCATCTTGAAACAAGTGATGACAATCCCTGATTCCAATCCTGAGCTTATTACAGAATCTATCGTAATCGTCATCATCAATCTGAACTGTATGTTTTATAAGTATTTTCTTCATTTTATCTCCTTTGTTAACAAATTGTAAATCCACCACTCTCTGAGCAGAAAACTGCAAAACTCTGTATGTTGTCAAGGCTAATTGGATAGCTATCTTCCCAATTATAACCCTCATCACCAACTTTAAGCCCTTTATTGCCCTCTTTAGCGAGCTTTCTTTCTTCATCGTGAGCATCGACATAGGCTTGAGCTTTTCCGCTCTCTATTAGCTCGTTTAGTCTTTTACCAATTTGGACAGCTTTCTCTTCAGATATTGCGTGACCATCATTATAGTGTCCACTATCCCAATCTTTCTCTGTTAATATGTCTTGGCATTCATTGTATACATAATCCCATAAAGGTCTCCACCACCACACATTATTTCTGAAATACATTCCAGGATTTTTTTCCTCAAAAGCCCATTTTTTCTCAAAGTATTTATCCCTTACTTCCTTTGATGTTTCTTCGCTCCATAAGTTTTTTGGTGCTTTTGGGGTGTCCCCTTCTCTTATTACTGGATTCATTCCGTGTAAATCAAATCCCATCTTATTTACCTCCTTCGTATTTCTCTTCATACTCAGAATAGTGTTCAATAATATCAAAGTATGTTTCCTTGTCTAGTCCTGTTGACAATATTGCATCAGGGCTAAACATATTATAGTTCCCACTTTTCTGTACTCTTATGTATGCTTCAAACTGTTCTTTAGTTGCTTTCATCTTTATTCTCCTTTTATTTTTGTGTGAATTGAACTTTGTTTTTGTCTTGTAACCCATAGTTGTATACCATTTCTATATTTTTTGCATAATCCTCTGGATTTGCTTGTTTTGTTAGTTGCTGTGAACACTTAGACAGCTGTCTCATCATTCTTTTGTGGTCATATTTTCCAGTATCCACCACCTTTCCTAACCCCCAAACAAATCGTGAGTGCCTTGATTGTGGTATATTATATGTTTTTTCATAGTCTTTAATATATCCAAGTATTTTGTCCCCACGCTCAACTGTTAGTGCTTTCCATTTAAGCTCTTTAAATGGTTTGTTTGCATAATTTCCACCATACATCATTATAAGAGCAGTAAGAGGAACTCTCTCTTTTTTGTAAATCTTATTCAGAAATGCATAGTCTTCAAGACAGTCAGTTACTCCGTATTTAAGGTAGTTCTCCATTGTCCACCTCCTAGACTTTCCATTAATTGATATTATTGCTCTGTTTGAAACATCTTTAAAGATATTATAAACAATTTCAACATTGAGCCTCTGACAAGCTAGAAAGGTGTGTTGTCCATCAAAGATTTCATACTTACCAGGCTCTTCAATAGATGGTCTTGTTGATATTGCTCCAACATTACCGTGTTCTTTAATGCTTTCCATTATTGACTTTACGCTACTGTCTTTTATTTCTCTTTGGTGAGCAGGAAATATAAACCTTGAATAGTCTTTTGTCATTCCTGTCTTTATGTACTTATTAGGATTCATTTTTATTCTCCTTTTGTTGTTTTTCAAATAATAATTTCACACTGTTTGAGGTTTGCATTGCTCTAATCACAACATATCCCCCTGACTCTATATCATTGGCATCTAACAGTGTT